ATACTTTAGTTATGCTGTTTGTAGTTGTTGAGTTTATAGATAAAGTTCTAAACAGCGTTAATACTTTAGTTAAAATAACTGTACTAGTAACTAAATAATTTATAAGTTTTGTATAAATGTTATTAGTATTTCCCGATATAGGCGCACCAGAGTTAGGATATCTACCAAACATAATTAACCAAAAAAGAAGAAAAAGCCACTATTTGCAACTACGGCAGAAGCGTTGTAAGTAAATACAATAATTCCTTGTCCGCCACTTACGCCAACAGAAGTAGATGCACTACCGCCACCTGCACCACCATATAAACCGCCAGCACCACCAGGAATTAAACCACCAGAACCACCGTTTGCACCACCACCGCCACCACCTGAACCAGCAGTTCCGCCAGCAGTTGCAGTCCAATATGTACCAGCAGCCCCTGCTCCACCATTTGAATTTGAGCCTTGTGCGCCACCGCCACCGCCACCGCCATTAGTAGGGGCAGTATTATTTGCTGCTAATGTTGCAGTTGCTCCTGAACCGCCTACTTGACCTGTAGAAGCTCCACCTGCTCCACCTACTGTTGAGCTTGGTGCAGCTTGTCCTACTGTACCTGCAACAGTTAAAGTAGCACCAGAACCACCACCGCCACCACCGTTAGTAGTTGCAGCGCCACCAACTCCACCTGCGCCTCCTGGCCCAGCAGCGCCACCGCCACCACCTTTAGCGTTTCCAATAGAACCATTGCCACCGCTACCACCTGAAAATTTTGTTGTTCCAATGCCTGAAGCAGAAAGACCGCCAACGCCACCAATGTTTGCAGAAGAAAGTGAACCACCTTTTGCTAAAGTGCCTTGCGTAGTAAGAGTGGGGGCAGCATTAGAAGCAGCATTAAACCAAGTATCACCACCAGCAACACCAGGAGTACCACCAGCACCTACAGAAACATAAGCTGTACCATTTGCAACAATTCCTGTAACAGCAGTAGAAGCGGAATAAGCGCCACCACCAGAACCTCCACCGCCAGAAGCTGAAACGCTACCAGCGCCACCACCAATAACCTCAACAGAAACTAATGAACCAAAGTCTGCTGGTACAGTAAATGTAGTACCAGAGGTAATGAATACAGTTTTGATGGGTGTATATGTAATGACAATTACACCTTGTGCGCCAGCAGGAGAAGTTGCTGCTTGCCCACCTGAAGCGCCACCAGCACCACCATATAAGCTAGGAGAGCCACCGTTACTTGTGCTAACAGATGATTCACCGCCACCGCCACCACCACCTGAATAATAACCAGAAGGAGGAGCACCAGCATCACCTGCGGCTGTAGTTGCATTACTTGAACCGCCACCACCACCGCCAAGTGTTCCATTTCCGCTTCCACCTGCACCACCTGTAGAGCCTGTATATCCGCCAGCACCACCAGCAGCACCTGCTGTTCCTGAAGCTGCTGCTACACCTGGTGAACCAGCACCTAATGGGCCTCCGCCTCCACCACCGCCTGAACCACCCGCAGCACCTGCCACATTTCCACCACCGCCTTGACCACCATCACCAGCATAGCCTCCAGCGCCACCACCGCCCATGCCTCCACGACCAGTATTTCCGCCGTTATAATTACCAGCACCGCCTGAAAATTTAGTTGTGCCATAACCAGAAGATGCCGCACCACCAATACCAGCACCAACGGAAGTTCCAGCAGCGCCGCCAGCAGCATAAGCAACATAACCTGTAATTGTTGTAGAAACTACAGTTTGTGATGCAGAAACAGTATATGTTCCAGTTCCACCAGTTCCAGTACCAAAAGCCGTAATATAAGTACCAGCAGTTACTCCAGTACCAGTAATATAAGAACCAATAAATAAAGCGCCAGAAGTTACGGCTGTAACTGTAAGAACTGTTGTTGCTATAGAACCTGTAACAACTCCAGAACCTATATAAGTATTTCCGCCATTGTTTCCATTTGTAGCTGTAGTTGTAACGGCTGCACCACCAGCACCTATACTGGTAGCAAGGGTTTGTCCTGCGGATAAATTTAAAACACTATTTCTAGAATAACCACCACCACCAGCAGAAGCTCCACCACCGTTTGAACCATTTCTTGAAGAACCGCCACCGCCAATAACTTCAATAGTTGCGCCAGAATTTGACCAATCAGAAGGTACAGTCCATGTTGTTCCAGATGTTAAAACTATAACTGTCATTGTTTAATCCAAAACAGGGGTTGGTAATACAAAAGTTGTGCCATTCCAAATCATACCTTCAGGAATTTCTAGCAACTTACATCCTTCAGGTGCAGGGTCAGTAGGCTCCGCAACAATAGTGTTGACAAGTTGGTTATTAGAATCAATTACAGCACAAATAGTCATTTAATTTCCTTTAAGCACTTGCTACGCAACGCCATTTACTTGTTGCCACATTCCATACAAATCCAATGTCAAGTCTATTTGTAGTAACTGTAGTTGATGGTAATGTAACTGTAGAAGATTCGAATGATGTACCCCAAGTAATAGCAATAGCTCCTGTTCCTGTAACAGAAATCCATAGTTTTTGTCCATTGGTGGGTGTTCCAGTTAAGTTTGTAGAAAAGTTGGTAATAGCTACTGATTGCCCAGTAATTACCATCATGTCATAACTATCAGTATTTAGCGTAGGTGTTGCGCTATTTGCCGTGCTTGCTAATACTCTTGGTGTAATACGCTTATTAGTAAATGTTTCTGTACCAGCTAAAGTAGCTAAAGTTCCTGTTGTTGGCAAAGTAACTGCTGTATTTCCTGTGGCTGTAAATGACTGTGTAAATGCGCCAGCATAAGTAATACTACCAGCCATTGTTAATGTTGCAGAACCGTTATTTACACCTGTACCACCATAAGTAGCACCAAGAGTTCCTATGTCTCCTGAACCAAGTAAAGATACACCACCAACAGTCTTAATGTTAGTGCCGCTTACTAAAGCAGCTTGTTTACCGTTAAATGTGTTCCAATCTGTAGAGGTTAAATAACCGTTTACAGAAGTGGTAGCTGCAGCCATACTGATTGCAGGAGTTGTACCGCCTGAAGAGACAACAGGAGCTGTACCTGTTACAGACGTTACTGTACCAGTAGTAGGTGTTGTCCAAATAGGAGCAGCAGAACTACCTTGGCTAGTTAATACTTGACCAGAAGTACCATAGCCTGTTGTACCGCTAAGAGCAGGTGTAGTTCCTAAGTTGGTAGATAAACCAATAGCACCTGAAGCGTTAATAACGTGGGCATTGTTACCTGTGGTGCCCCAAGCCATGTAATATTTATAACCATTACCAGAACCTACAGTAATATCACCGTCATGTCCTGAGAAATAAACACCATTATTAATACTATAAAAATCAGAAGGAGTACCTGAACTAAACACAGAAGAGTTCATACCAAACTCGCCATAATAAGATGAGTCCGTGCCTAAGTCATTACTTAGTACGTAGTTGGTAGAGGCTCCTGCAGTGCCTGATTTGTTTTGCAACAAAGTTTGTAAATAGCTTCCAGATACCGACGCACCTGCTGCGTAGTTTGAATTAGACGCATTAAAAGATAATACAGGAGTTGTGCTTGTGGTAGAGTTTGTTGCTAATTGTGGAACAGTTGCTGTTCCTAGTGAGTCTTGAATGGCAGCTTTTTTAGCTGCATAGTCACACCATACATCTTGTGTACCACTGGAGAAATTTACCAGTGATCCTGAATTAGAGGAAGCTAGGACGGTAGTTCTTGCAAGAGTCGTACCGCCTGCCCCGATAGTACCATAACCAACCTCCCAGTTTGAACCTGATTGGTCAGCAATGGTGTAATACGTTGTATTATTAGCCCCGATTCCAGAGGAAAAGGATTGATAGCCAGTAGCAGCACCGTTTAAGGTAGCTGTTCCTGTGCCAGGTGAAGTCGTTGATTCTTTAACCCGATCCGCTAGAACGAAAGCCATAATATCCTATTTATTAACTAAATTGTACTTTAAATGTAAACTGAATGCTGTCACCGCTACTTAAAGCAATACCAGTAAAGTCACCTTTAACAAACAAGTTACCAGAAGTAGAAGCATCAAACAAACCAGCATTGGTGATTGTCTCACCAGTTGCTGCAGTCTGTGTACCTACTACTTGAAAGGTATCATTGGTTGTAGAAGTTGTAACTTGACTAGATGTGCCTGAAACACGAGGAGTTACTTCAGTAAACAAAGTTGTGTCAGTCGCAGAAGTCGTACCAGCACCAGTACCCCAAGCAACATAGCTTGGTGTTGTACCAGAACCGTTGATACGGCTAGTTACGATGGCACGACCAGTGTTAACTAGTAATGTAGCCATTTTTTAATTCTCCAAATAATTCTCTTGATTGGATTAACATGCCAGTAATCTATAACGCCAAGTTCCTCTACAGTGCCGTCAGCACGAGTGATGGTAGCAACAAGTTGGATTTCCTTAGCGTCTAGATTAGTTTGCATATTAAGTGTGTTGTTTTACCAACTCAAGAACGATTGTAAATGTTAAGGTTTGACCAGTGCCTTCATAATCAAATGAAGCTAAAATCTTACCTGTAGGGTTGGTAGCATTATTAATAATACCGCCATAGTGTCTTGCTTCTACTTTACCACGTCCTGCAAAATTCCAAAACACGGTATTAGAAGAAGCACCTTCCCAAAGGATGTTCACAGTCAATAAGTCTTCTACGTCGTAGTTGATTTTATTAACACGCAAACGATTGGCTTTAACTCCGTTGATATCAAAGTCACTTAATGCAGCAGGGTCAACAATAGTATAAACACCTGAATCAGTAGTCGTCAACGTACCTTCGTATTTGATTACGACGTTACGTGGGCCGTCAACTAATATTTGAATAGGCGTTTGAATTGTAGTAGTCATGTGCTACTCCCTATTAACGTGAAACTTCGACAGCAGCCAATACGTAGTCAATGGTCATTGTTTCAGTAGCAGTTGGTGTATCCGAGAAGATTGGAGACAACAAAGCACTAGTCAAAGTAGTACCAGAAGAACCGATAGTTGGTGATGTAACACGAGCAACTAAGTTACCGTTAACATATACTACTAAATCAGTATTGTCATAGTGGAAACCTAATTGAACAAAAGTATTAGCAGCAACAGTAGCTACGCCTGTTAACAAAGTAGTAGATGTAGAACCTACACGTGATACCAAGTTAACTGAAGTGCCTGAAGTTACAAACCATAAACCATCAGTAGCGGAAGTGCCAGCAGAAGCTAGACCTGCCAAGAAAGTACCTGTAGTTGCACTAACTTCTAAACGAGTTGTGTACCATAGTTTTTGACCAGCTACAAATCCAAAAGATGTGCCTGGTTTGAAAGCTGCAGTTGCAGTAGTTGTGCCACCTGGAGTTAGAACAGCTAAACCGCCTAAACCAGAAGCTACTGCTAATGTAGAACTTGCACCAGAGATGGTAAAGTCTTCAGCATTAACAGACATGAAATCGTTAGAGTAAGTTGCTACGCCATAGCCTTGATCGCTTGTGCTATTGAAAGGATCAGGAAGTGGATAGCTTGAGAGTGGTTTGCCTTTAGCAACGGTGGCAATACCGTATGTAAATCTTGTTGGTGTGCCCATGGATATCTCCTAAAAGTGATGGGTTCACGTCAATTAAGACGTTTAGGATAAAAAAATATTACTTAGGAAAATGCAGTTTTTCAACAGCGTGTAAACGCTTTTTCTTGAAACCTGAATCTTGACCTTCTTTGTTTTCTACTGCTTGGGTATTGCCGAGACCTTTTGGAGCTTTCATTTTAGGAGCAGACATGTTGCTTTTCTTGTCCTTAACGATAGCATTTTTAGGCTCTTTAATAATTGGATAGTCCATTATTTGTCCTTAGAAGGAAGGGAAAGGAATCTTGTGAATTCCTAACCCTCCTATTATAACACAAACTAGTTCAAATGTAAAGAACTAATTATTAGATACTAGTTTTCGATTAAATAAGAAATTGCATTTGCTAAAAACTTTGGATTATCTCTAAAGTTTCCTAAACCTTGATTACAACCCATACACAATAAACCACGAACTTTTTTAGTAGTATGGCAATGATCTACTGCCAAATTTCTAGGCTGTTTAGTTCTATTATCTATGACTGTTTCAGGGTTATTGCAAATAGCGCAGACACCAGATTGAGACTCTAGCATTTCGTTGTACTGTTCTAAAGTAATCCCAAAAGATTTTTTTAAATCGGCACTTCTCCATGAATCAGGATTTTTCTTCCTATGTTCACGAGCATACGCTGCTGCTTTTGCCTTTTGTTCTGGTGTCTTTGCCATTATTTCTTTTAAATCAATTACTTAGATCAGGGACCATTCACGCCATAGATAGCACGTGGGTCAGACCAACCGAAGCTGTAACGCTCGTAGCCTTTAGCTTTAGCATTCATTGTATCAAAATCATTGTCTTGATCAAATGAGATAGCTGTACGCTCATAGTACTTCAAACCGTTTTGGATGTTAGTACGTAAGAACCAAGCGTGTGGGCTTGTGAGGTAATGGTTCATAACGATACCTTCTGGGATGGCATTAGTTGCCTTCAGAACGTTGATATCGTTGTTTGCAGTACCTGATTGGAATACTGACTTCAAAATGCGGTTAGCATTGTACCATTCTTGACGAGCAACGATCAAGCTACGTGGCATTACGTTGATTAAGAGACCACGGTCGTTTTGGAAACCCATGATTGCAACAGTTGCATCTTCCAAAGAAGCTTCGGAAAGGTCAACGGAAACAGTAGGAGTGTTCGCAAAAGTACCACCAGAGGTGTTAGGATGTGCTGTAGAGCACAAAGGTTGATTATCACCACCTGTGTAGGTTGCGTTGAACGCACGGTTGTATACGTTTGCACCAACGTTTTCTTTTGTTTGACGGAAAGACATAGCCAACGCAGCAGCACGACGCTTAGAAACTTGCTCATACAAATTGTCATCCAACTCTTCTTTAGTTACGATGTAACCAAGAGCGTATGCAATGTGTGTGTAGCGAGTTACGAAACCTTGGACTTCTGAGTCATATTGAACCCCAGCACCTTCAGACTTAACAGGAGCAAGACCGAATCCAGTTAACTGAACGTCTTCCTCGTAGTTTTGCATTGAAGTATCTTTGTCAAACAAATGAATGTACTCTTCAGGATGCTCATCATAAGTCTGACCCCACCATGCTTTGATACCAGGCCATAGAGCCTTGGGATGTGTACCAGTTGTAATTACACCAGCCATTTTTTATATCTCCTTTAATTAAGCACCGAAGGCTTGTTTGTATTGATGCTTGTTAAACACAACCAACACGTCATTGTAAGCACCAGGAACGTTTGTAGGATCTTGGTACATACCAACTACTTGGAACATAGAAGCTGCAGTTGCAGAAGCATCAGCAGTTACGTATGTGCTAGAGAATGGTGAAGACTGGCTTAATGTAGAAGTTTGGTCAGCAGTGATTGTTGGAACTGCAGTAGAACCAACTTTAGCATTTGCAGAAGCATTAGCTTGAACACGATAAACAACAGCAGGATCAGTGATTACATAAACATAAGTGTATGAACCAGAAGACAAGCTGATGTACAACTGTGCCAAGTTAATGTTTGTACCTGCCAAGCTTACGCCTGGATTAGCTACACGGATAGAAGCAATAACGCCCAATGGAACATCGGTTGCTGCTGCTTTAGTTACGAGACCAACACCGTTTGCATCGTTACCAACAGCAGACTTAACGATATCGCCAATGGCGTATGTGTTAGAAGCGTCGTTAGCGATAGCGTACAGTACGCCTTGCTCGTTAAAGGGTGCACCAGTGATTGTGCCGACTGGCGACAATCCTGTTACGGCATTTACGTTTGCCATTTAAAAATCTCCTTGATGGATTAAATTATTTGTATCTGATACCAGCGTCGTAGAATCCAGTAGAATCTACACCAGGTGTTTTACCACCACGGATTGCTGCATCAGTTTTATCGTTACGTTCTTGTAGCTGAGCTTGATCTTCCATCCACCATTCTTCTTTAATTTTCATTAAATAAGCGTACATGGGTTCACCTTTTTCGCCTGCACCTACTAAGAATCTAACCTTATCTCCTATGTCGGTATTACGTGATGTAACATTCTCCGTAGTACCACCTACCTCGCTGGGATGAACGAATTCATAACCGTTTTCTTGAGCAGCCGTAATACGACCTGGCGTGTCATTGAAAATATGCAAGTGATAACCTGGAACGGTTGATCCTACTTGCAGCTTACCCTGAGTCCCGTTAAATACGCCTTTTTTACGTTCACGAGGACGCTCTACCTTAGTAGACTCTGGTGCAGCTTTTACTTCTTTTTTAATTTCAGTCATGTTCTTTCTCCCTTATTCCCAATCGTATTCTGCAACATATTGCTCTTTGGTCATCAGACCTTGCTTAACGAATTTATCGCAAGCTGCTTTAGCCTCTGCAGGCAAGTTAGTGTAAGTCTTTTTACCTGAACTTACCGATGGTCTAGCTGTTCCATTAGGAGAGCCTTCCATTGGGTTAGGTGTACGTTTTTTACCAAACTTATCTGGAAACACTTCAGCAAGTTCTGCGTCTAGTTTATCCAAGAAAGCTTGACCGTTTAATCCAGGGTTCTCTTGTCGAAGAGTTACACCTAAACCATTAGCGATACCTGTCATTCTTGCATCTTTACCAAACCAGTCATTCTTATCCATCCAGTTATTAAGGATTGGATCAGCAGTGACCTGTGGAACTTCTTTAGCTTTTTCTTCAGCAGCTTTTAGTTCTTCTTTAGCCTCTAGACGTTGCTCTTTCAATTCATCCATTGCATCGTCAATCGCTATTGCCCTGTCGCCATCGCCTTGTGTGATTGCATCACGCTTAGCTTGCTTCAGTTGCTCTAGCTGGCCTTCAAGATCTTTGGCTTTCTTTTCGAATTGTTGCTTTTGATATTCACGGAACTCTTTAGCAGCTTCCCGTGCCTCTTCAGCAGCCTTCTTCGCTTCGCCTAATTCTTTAAGCAATTTCTCATTGTTCTTACGAAGGATTGGCATAATTTCTTTGCCACGACGTACAAACGTCTCAGCATCAACCCAATCGCTCTCAGATCCACGAAACTCTTCTTGTGCTACCCAGCCCTGTGCCCGTGCTTCGGACTCGTACTGAGAGGCTTCTGAAGCTTCCTGTTGGACTTCTTGTTGCAGTTCTTCACTCATTACTTAATTCCCTTTTTTAAATGCGGATCTACTAAGTCCACGTCTGCGTCTAATTTAGCTACTAAGTTATCGTAGTTCACCATGCGATAATCACGTCCGTCTTTACCTGTATACATTAAACCTGCATACTTGGCATAAACTACTTTATCGCCTACTGCTACGACACCTTCAGGGACTTCTTCGCCTAGGGCAATGATAATACCTGTTGTGTTAGCTAACTGTTCACGCTCTGATGTTTCCTCTGTGGATAACTGAAAACCCCAATCGGTCTTTTCGGTTACTTCCATCGGTTGAATCAAGAGCCTATCAAATACTGGGGTAATTCCCGATACATTAGACATCTCTGGCTTCCTTAATTGATTCCATTAACTCTTCGTAGGTTAAATTCAGGATTTGAGTTACTGCTGCTGCACGTCCACGAAGACCAGCATCATCTTCAGTACCTGCCAACAACATTTCCTTTAACCATTCTCTATCTTGTTTAAGGGCAAACATAAAAGCCCTTGTAACCCTACTATCTCTCCACTGCACATACTCTTCTTCTGTTACTACTATTGCCATACTTCCTCCTTATGTTACATCTCTGATACTTCGCCTCCCTCTTGAGGTGCTTCTGTGGCAGGCTTGTTGGTATCCATAACATGCTTCTCAAGATCCATCATAGTTCTAAGAGCAGTCTGAATTCCTTCGTTCTTGGCTCGCATTGCACCAATTTGTGCATCGAGCATAGCGATGTCTTGTCCAGTACGTACACCACCAGCTTGTTCGATAGCAAGGATAGCATCAGCTTCAAGCTTGTGAATCTTAGCTTGGTTCAGCTCTACATCCTTCATCATCTTCATCATAGCTGTCTTGTACTGCAACTGTGCATCAGCTTGCTTAGCTTGTTGCTTCATCATCTCAATCTGAATCTTCTCAGACGGGCCTGGCTTAATAGCGTTAGGACCTTTAGGATCAGGCAACAACATATCAATGTTATTTACCTTCATTGCTTTGAGGTATGTCTTCTGAGCTTCGTACATATTCATACCAGGTGTGGTAGAAGCTAGTTGCAAGACTGCTTGTGCTTGCTGGATACGCTGAACATCGGAAACAATGTTAGGATCTGCAGAAGGACGTACATCAGACACAGGACCTGAGAAGTCATCTGCATCAATAAAGTTTTGACCTGTATCGCTATTGTAATCTTCAATACCAACAAGGTACAACTGGTTTAAGCGATAAAGCTTACGGAACTCATCTTTAAGACTTCTGTAGGTACGTTTAAAGATACCTGAGAAAATCTTCATTCCTTGTTCAGCCATTGTGCGAGTTGTTTCCGCAGCAGTATTTTGTCCAGGGTTTTGTCCTGTGAGGATATCAACAGAACCACCAATACGTTCACCGTAATTAATAAGCAGGTTAAGAAGAGTATAAAGAACTTGAGAAGGCTCACGAACTGGAAGAGGAACAATCCCTTTGCGGAGATCGTCACCAGTGGTATCGACATGCTTCCACTCCAAAGGTGCAAAGTTGTAGTTACCGCCTCTTAGCTTGATGCCTCGTGAGAGGAATCCACCTGCTGTATTTGCCATGGTTCCACAGTCGATAAGCTGGTTAAGAATGGTATCAATACTTTGGTTAAGAGGCCCAAGTAGCACACCAAAGCCGAGATCATAAAATCCTCCATCGGGTGAAGGAATAAATGGGAACTTGGTGAAGTACGTTTCTGGCGTGATTCGTAGGACATTTTCTTTTTCATCTCTTTCAATAGAGGTCTCAAAGTAACGTGCAACAATACGCAATACTTGCTTAGTATCACGACGCATCCAAACGATGTACGGCTCAGCGTAACCGTCACCATCAAAGTCGATAAAGCAGTGTTGCTCTAGGATCTCGTAAGGTGTGGAGTCGTCAATAGAATTAGGGGCGGTCATGCCTTGAGCTTTATTTTGAGCCAGTGTCAAGTTAGACTCTGGAACAGCAGCAGGCATTATTTCTTTCATCTCACAGAACAAGCCACGAGCTACACGCTCATAGATGTCGTTCTTGGAGAAGTATTGGACGTGGGTGATACGTGGGGAAGTATCTAGATGTTTAGTCCAGTAGTTTACGACAAAATCTTTAGCAAGGATGTTCTCGGAAACGTTGTGTTTGAGGATGGGGTCGAAGTAAGACTTCTTAAAAGCACAGCCTACGATTGGTTGAGAGATCAATACACGATCCATCTCAGCTTCCCAGTTGGTATCTTGCTCAAGAATCTGGTAAGACATGAACTGGCTTACACGATGAGCACGGGCTTCTTTTTGACCTGAAGGGTCATCACCGTAAACACGGCACTGTACAGGGGTATCGCTGTTGATAAGAACAGGATAGCTACGTGCATGGAACTGTAATGCAGCAATAGTAACTAATGGAAACTTAACGTTAGAAGCACCAGGCCAAGGAAACGACTTAGCTTCAGCAACTTGCAAAGCAAGCTTCATAGCATCTTCAGTACGCTTTTCCCAAGCAGAACGTGATTCTTTATCCGCTTCAAAGCCTTTCCAGACATTGTAGCTAATAGTATTGATTGTCTGCTCATCCAACACCTCAGCGATGTTAGGCAGTTCTACAATCTCGTCAAGATTAAAATTAGTATTAATTTGCATTCGTTCTAGTAGCCTGTTGTAGCGTTGCGACCAATTTGGTCATATCCGTGTTCGTGTAGGGCAAGCCTGTACTCTTCATCCTCAATTTCGTTTGCTGTTGCAGCTACTTGCATTTGATTGAGTAACAATCCGATATATGCCCAAGCGTCAACTTGATCGTCATGTCTATCTCTAGGAAACCTAAGTAGCTCATCTTCAAACGTTTGATACCAATCAGCAGATGTGTCAAATTTGACGGCTCCTGCTCTCATACGAGCTTGCATTGACCTCGCACGACTTAATTTATCACCACTAGGCTTGAGCAACACTAGGTTGATAAATGTATCTTGCTGAAGCATTGCCTCGTTCAAGTACGGACCGATGGACTTCTGGATGGTTCCTGCTTCAATTCCAAAAAGTTCAGGCTTGTATGTTCGCTGGAGGGCAAGGATAGTTTCCACAATCTGCATCGCATCCATCCTGTCACGGACGATGTTCACACACTGCAAGTGCTGATTCTCATCCATCCCTGCCACAGCAAAAACACTGTAATCACTATGTTGCCTTTGGCTAATTGCCAAGTCACATGCAATATAGTAATTTAAATTTTTCTTACGGTCTTCTTCTTTAAGTGGCGTAAAGTCGCTCTTCTTAAAGAATCCGTTAGCATCATCAAGAGGGATGTTTAACATCTCTTGACTGTAGACATCAGCTAAACCTTGGCTAATGTACTGAGCTTTACGCTCTAACAACGCTTGTTTGTTCCATCTATCAGGCCACAGAATCTTACTAAAGTCATCTGTATGGGCACGATACTTAATGGACAACCATGAAGTCTTATAGTCCGTAAACTGCCGTAAGTCTTCTGTTATTAAATTCTTTAACGCTTTAGATCCTAGTGCAGCTAACTGAGACTCTGGCATAAGCCTTTCAAGCAATGAGTCTAGGTGCAAAATAGTACCTACAATTCTAATCTTTCCTGTAACTGACAGGGCAGGGATCAAAGCAGAGTAGAACCATCTACGAAGCTTCTCTCTACGATCCTTGTTTAGAACCTGTTCATCAGATTCCATATCATCACAGATGATTAAGTCTGGACGTTTATTTAACCATTTCAAACCACGAAGCTTTTGTTCTGAACCTTTAGCTTGGATACGAAAAGTATAACCGTCATCGAACTTACATATTATATCATCTTCTGTGGATTTTGCAAACTCTATTTCGCCAAATAATCCATGTATATCTTCATTATCCCTAAGCTCTTTGATGATATCACCTAAGAACAAACCAGCTTGTGAAAAGCTGTCTGAGACAATCAAGACATACTTTGACCTACGAAACAGTACTTCAGCTAACAGGTATGTGTACGTTACTGCTGTAGACTTACCATGACCACGAGGAGCAGCGATAGCAACAAACTTATCCTTAGAACAACACAGTTGCCATAGTTCTCTGTGGAACTCAGGGGTCTGTGTGGCTGAGTCAAAGTTCTTGACTAAGCAAGCGTTACTAAAACCCTCAATGACTTCATTTGTTAGTTCCACCTGTTCTATTGCCCTTTTTCCTGTTTACTGCTTTACTTACGACTCGTAAGTTTCCTTTACTGGTACTGCCACCTTTAGACAAAGGTTTCTTGTGATCTACTTCTTTACCATCACCTTTAGAGACTTTACCTGCTGCAGCCATTGTAGCTCTAGCACCGTTCCTGGCAGCCCTGTTCTTCTTTTGAGTCCCAGTACCGTGGTAGTCTTTGTATTCTTGTTTGTAGTTTCTAGGTTCTTTACGAGGCATTTTCAATCACCAAAGGTTTAGGGGTTATGTCCTTTTCCTTTGGCTTAGCAAAGGCTCTGAACTGTTCAGCAAGCTTAGCTAGTCTATCGTCTACAGTCTTTTCAATCTGTTCTTGCATCGGCTTATCTTCAATGATGTCCTTGCGAGCCAACATGTCATTAGCTACTTTAGAGGCATCCTTTAGAGACACTGGGACACGTACTAGTTCTGAAGTCTTAGGGTCATATTGGTAATTACCATTAGTCAACCTATCTTCAGTAACGTCTAAAGCTTTAGTCACCAACTTAGTAAGACGAGCATTGAGTTTAAGGTTATCTTCTGCCTTTAGCTCTTCAACCATTTTCTTAAACCAGTCGGTATACTTCCAACGGTTAAAGGTAGCTAAAGGGATGTTCAGCACAGCAGCCGTTTGAGCACCGTTACCTAAGGCAAGAAATGTCTGTGCAGCCTCAAGCCTTTGGCTATCAGACCACCATTTACCTTCTGCTTTTAAATCTCGTTTCTTACGTCGTGTCATGTTTGAAGACAATCCTTTACTTATGTTTGTTATTATATCATAACTTTTGTTGTTTGTCAATAGTTATTTTAATTATTTTTGTATGTCTCCATTTTATAGGGGACGAGAGAAAAAGCTTGACAAAAGAAGAAAAGTATGTTACCCTATCTATACAGGCTAATAAGCTTTATAGGCTATTAAGGCTTTTAAGGTTTACTATAAAAGTAATAATATATAATAAAGATAATAATAACTATATCTTTAAAGGCTTATAAGGCTATAATGGCTTTAAAGGCTTCTTAGATCTATTAGGAGCAAAGAGCACTCTTTAGCCTGTTCAGAGCTAAGTGCACACCTCCTTAGGCCTTCTTAGTCCCTTCCTGGGGCTTTTAATTCTCTGCTGGCCTGCCCAGACCCTACCCCCTGTTTTAAAAGTTATAGCAGCGTCATAAAAGGCTATATAAACTTTTCAGAAATAATTCTTTTTACCCCTCCCCTACCTAGATCCTACCTAGGGAATACCCTACCCTGCCTAGGCCTGTCCAGTCTTATATAAGACATAAGAGTGTAATGAGAATCATTATCATCTGTGCAGGTCATACCCTTATCGATTAATTAGATTAACTATGGAGGCCTTATCGGGTTTCTAGATGAGTGCATAACCCGTCTAGACTAATCAAGTACTTAGCAAGGCCAAGGCCATATAAGATCTATATATAAACTGACAAGGGTTTAGACAATTCCTTATAACTAAATGATCTGATCATATTAGGGTTTATACCTATATACAATCCCTTGCAAGATCCGTAAAGTGTTATATATGCATTACTTACTAAACCCTTTAAAGGATCTAATCATGACTAATCTAAAAGCCCTAATCATTACCCTAATAGTGTTTGCCGTTTGCTTATATGTATGGCATTTAACTAATATCCACGTCTTATGAGGGTTTATCCCTATTGTTTTATCTTGCTTTTAGTCTTAACTTACTATTGTCTTAACTAAAAAGGATCTACTCATGAGCTATAAATTACAATTTAAACGCAAGGCCTTACTAGGTTTTAATACCAATGCCAAAACCGTTAAGGGTACAAAACTAGGTTTTTATACTGGCATTTTATATCTAGCTCCATCGGATATATCAGGGTATCAAGTTTGCCCAATGGCTAAAAAGGCCAATTGTGAGGCGGCCTGTTTATATACTGCTGGCCGTGGTGCATTCAATAGCATTCAATTAGCACGTATTGCCAAAACAAAGGCCTTTTTTGAAGATAAAAACAATTTTATGCTTAATCTAGTGAAGGATATTGAGAAGGGAATACGCAAGGCCAAAACACTAGGCCAAGAATTATTGATCCGTCTAAACGGTACGTCGGATATCCGTTTTGAGAATGAGTCATTTATAGACTTTGACGGTACGTTTTACCCTAATCTTATGGCACGTTTTCCACTAGTACAATTTTATGACTATACAAAAATACCTAATCGTAAGGGTTTGCCGTCTAATTATGATCTTACATTTTCATACAGTGGTGCACCTAGTTTTGATAAGTACAATAAGATAGCTATTGACAATCAATTCAGGATTGCTGCAGTGTTTAGGTATCAGGCCAATATACCCAAAACGTTTAAGGGTATCCCTGTAATCAGTGGCGACAATAGCGACGTGAGACACGTTGAGCCCCAAGGCCATATTGTCGCATTGTACGCCAAGGGTAAAGCCGTAAAGGATCGTACAGGTTTTGTACTTAACTAAGGGTATATCCCTATAGACGTGACAATCTATAGGGTTTAAATTGTGATTGTAGTTAACTTATAAAGGAATTAAACATGGAAAACAATTCAATAGTAGATAAGATTTTAAATAGTAAAGGGAAGATTTTTACCGTCACGTTTATTAAAAAGGACGGCAGCGTTCGAGAATTGAACGGACGTCTAGGCGTTGTTAAGCATTTAAAAGGTGGTACAAGTACGCTAGACGCTAATAAGTACATCACCGTATTTGACATGCAGGCTAAGGCGTATAGAGCTATTAATAAATTCACAATTCAATCAGTAAAGGGTTTATAAAATGGATAATTATCAGGCCGTAGGAATCGCTGAGGGTTTTATTGAATGCGATAATGAAGAGCAGGTCATTGCAGCATGGCAGCACTTGCATGACACTGGT